GTCTTGCGTTGCATGGTTTGCAGCTTGGTACTAGGGGGCCGTCGCTGCCGCCTGCGTCAACTTCTATGAGGTGGTCAGCTTCGGTTGCTGGTCTGCGTTTGCACCAATGGCAAAGGGGGTTTTCGCGTAAGAGTTCTTTGCGCCGTTTTTGGTAGTTGGCGTTTTTGTATTGTTTTTGTTTGGTTGCGTTGTATTTCTTTGGCATGGGGGCTACCGCTGCCGCGCTTCGCTTGGCCTAGCGCGGCGCTTGCGCGCCTTGCTATCGGTCAGTGTGGTTGAGCGTGGTGACGTTTTTGCTGCTGTGGTTTTGGTCATGGTTTGTTTTGTTTTGTTTAGGTTACTTGACTTTGTTTGCCGGGTCTAGGCAGAGGTTCGCCGGGCCCACCCCACCGTTTTGCAGCACGGTTGACACTGACCATGCACCCGCAATGTTTGCATGGTTTTTACCCGCCTCTCTTACGGGCTAACTAACGCTGGTTAGGCGTTGAGGATTTGCACCTACACACAGTCGCGCTGCTGTGAAGCACCAATGGAATTGGCCTACTGAACTTTTAGAACGGGTCCGTAACCTCTCGCTGTTTATCTGCCGCCAGCTTTAGCAATTCTTCAATAACTTTGCTGGCCTCAAACTTTGTTAACTGCTCAAGGCTGGCAACCTCTTTGTGTAAAACGTCCTGACACAATAGCCAGAGACTTTGGTCATCAGCAAAACCAGCTTTTTTGGCCTGTATTTTTATCATCTTTTTCTGAGGGTCGCTGATAGGGCCGTTGGCTGCCGCCGCCTTCTTTTTGTTTACTTCTTTTTCAACAATGCGGCGCATAGCTAAACGGTTTTCTTCTTCAGGGGTAGTAGGGAACGGGTCCTCAACTGGCTCTACGGGCTGTTGGCGGGCTTGCACCTCATGGGCGCTGGCAATGCTTTTATCTATCCCAAACCCCATATAGCCCAACGCCCGGCCCAGCGCCGACGTGAAGCCAACCATACGTTCACTTTGCCTAGTAAATGGGGTAGTGCCCGGCAAACTTTCTTGCGCTGACGCAATAACGGGCAGCGGGTCCGTCTCATCACGCCAAACCGTAACCGTACAAATCAGCACTGTTGCGTTGCCGTATTGCTCAACGGTTGCGCTGGTTTCTTGAATACGTAGTTTTGGGTGCACCTTTAACGCCATGATTAGGCGCTCATTGACGGTTACGTAATCCCCTAAATTAAATGCCACGCTGCTACCTTTCAGGTTGTAATTGAAGGTTTTACCATACTTGCCGGGTGTAACGCTGTTTTAGATTTGAGCCACGCAACCAGCTCACTAAATGAGCGTAAATGCTGTTTGTCGGCAATAAGCATTTCAGCTGTTAATAGTCGCTGTTTATCGTAAATATCTTCTACTCGCCAAAACTGTTGCGTGGATACTGGCACCACCAAAATTGCGTTAGTGGCTTGAGAAACAATGCAATAGGCAACGGGTTTACGGGCTTTGTTCACGTAGCCGTGCAATGTGTCAACAATGAGGCTGGGGTGGGGATAGTCAAATGGTTTAGGGCCAAATACGCGGCTAGAGCTCTTTATTTCCAGTACCCCGGCAGCGGTTATAACGTCTTTTTCATGCTCAGTAAAGCGTTGGCGGTCTGCCTCTGTTTCAGCAAATTCAAGGGGCGGCAATTCAGCTTTTACCCCTGCGTCAACTAGGCAGTCAGCTACGTACCGGGCGTAATCATGCCCTAATTGAAACGCGGCCCGGTAATTAAAGCTGCTGCTAGTCATATTTGACCAGTGTTTGCAAGGTGGCTATTTCGGCGCGTAATTCTTCAATAATGCGCTGCTGCTTAACCAAATGGTAGGCGGCTTGGCTCATGGTAAACGCAATGGTGGCAGTATTTAGCCGCTCTGCAAGCCCTTCAAGTGTTTCAGCTGTTTCTTCAGGGGTCACGGTTGCACCAAAAAGAGTATTAAAACCACAATGGTTAGACAGACCGCCAAATACTGCTCACCCGTCATACGTTGACCAAACCCCAAACCCTTTGGCCTCTTGCCAAATAAGTAGCCCGGCAACCAAATTGGTTATAGGTTCAAACAAATCTTCGCAAGTTTCAATAATGCCCCGCGCCTGCAGCCAGCCAATTTCGTTATAGCGGTTAGGTAACCCCCACGTGGGGCAATGCACTTGCAGCAGCCCATATGAGCCGCCCTTATCCCGGTCACCCAACGCGGCAGGTAGGCAGCCGCTCTCACGGCGGAGTATTACCGCAAGAGTGGGCAGGGTGTGCTCAGGCCACCCAACCTGCCGCGCCTTTTCAACCCAGCCCGTGCACGTCTCAGTGCTGCTAACTAGGGTTGGGGGTGCTGTGGTAGAGGGAGTGATTACCACAACAGCTGTAGTAGGCGTTATAAGGCTCTGTGTGCTTTTGTAAACCGCTGGGGGTACCTCTAGGGGGGTGGCGGGCGCTTGGGCCGTTGTAACGGCTGAGAGAGCCCCTATGAGGCCGATACCTACGGCTAGTAGCTTGGCGAAATAGGCAGCCATATTACGCCCCGTCAGCTGTAGGGGTGGTGCTCATATGGGTAAGGCGGTTAGGTGGCCCCCACGTAGCCCAACGGTCAGCCCTAAACGCAAATTGTGCGAGGCTTATACGCCCGTCAGGGTGCCTAAAGATTTGCACCATAATTTCGTGCCCTGTATCTAACTTACCCGTTAAAACCTCATAGAAAATAAGGTTGGGTTTTTGGTCATTGGTCACGCTGCGACCCCCTTTTAAGTTGTAAGCCCATAGTAGGGGGCGGGTGCTATTCAGTGGTGGATTTAAATACTTGCCTAAATGCGGCCCTGACGTTTTGGGGGTGCAGGGCCATACCTAGGGTTATTTCAATATGCAGCCAGTCACCTTGAGGGGCCCCGGTAAACAGTTTGGTTTTGGGTTTTACCCATGCTTCGGCAGCGTGAGGTTTAGCTACGCCCATACCTACCCGGCTGCAATTCCAGCTACGCCCAAACGGGGCAGGCCAATAGTCAATAACCAGCTGTACCCCTAACGTATCCCAGTTATCTAAAACGGTTTGCAAAAAGCTAATAGCTTTCGCGCGCCCGTCACTAACCCCCAAATTGCGGGGCTCAATAAATCTGTAGCTCAAATCCATTGCCACGCCCCGAGCATGATTACTGATTTTTCCCGGCTTGCCTCTGATATCCCTAAAAACAAACGTGCCGTTATTCCACAATGCGCCACCTGAATAACGGTTAGCCAGTTTGACCCAAAGCTCAGTACCGGGCAATTTATCGGTCACTACCGGGTAAGTAGGTACCTTATAAACAGCGGGCATTATTCAGGTTTAGTGTCTTTTGCAACAAAAAGGCAGGCAGTGTGCTTATTGCCCAACAGCGTTGAAACGTAAGCCAATAAGCCTGAAACTACCGGAATACTAAGGGCGATAATTTGCGGGTCCACGCCTTTTGAATGAGCCACGTAACTACCCAACGCAATTATTGCGCCTTTGAGCGTTTGGTCTGCAGTCTGCAGTTGAGCGTTTTTATTCACGGCGCAGGCGGGTACGGGTAGGCGGCTTTTACGGTTGCGACAGCTTTACGCCATGCGGCTTCTGTACCGTCACCACGTTGCCACTCAAAAAACAGCCCGTCAGACTGTTTTTCGTAAGCCGTACGGCGCGCATTTTCAACAGCTGTGCATTGGTTTTGGTAATCCACTTGAGGCCAAGCCGCGTCTAATTCCGTTTGCGTTGGTTTGGGTGTATCACTAAACCATTGCAACGTAGCGTAATCATTGTTATTTAACGCCCATTGCGTACCGGGATAGTTGGCCATTAAAACGGCTGCGTAATCGGTCATGCGGATACCTCACAAACCACAATAGTTGAGGTACCTCGCGCAAAATCGCCGCTATTGGTGTCGGTTATTGTGCGGTTTACGTAAATTGTGCCAGCGCCAGCCGTTCTAATTTGAATTTTGTACGTTGTGGCTGACGTGGTAGCTGGGCTATCCAGATAAACGTTGGTTTGTGTTCCCGGATTATCGGCCACTGCTGCGCCGATAATGTTTGACGCTTGAATACGGCTACCAGCCGCGTCAGCAACCAAAATGTTTGTGCTGTCGCGCACCAAATTCAACGCACCAATGTTAATTCCGTTAAGGCCCAATGCTTGCACGGCATAAAATACAAGTACTTTGCTGGTGTTACTGGTTGGTGTAATACTAACGCTTAATCCGGTTATATCCACAAATGACGTGCTGGTAGTGGTAAATGTATCGGTTTTAGTATCACTCACTACTTGCAAAATTCTAAACGCGCCCCGTAAAAGGTTCATATTTGCTGCGGTCAAAATATCCCCAGCGGTAAAGCTGCTGGGAAGCGCGGTAGGGGTAGCCATAGTTTTATATTACCGCATTATTGCTATCTAATACGCCATAAATAGGGTCATCAAGGATTAACGCATAAACTACCGTTATATCACTGGTGTAAAACCTGACTGTGTGCCCCGTAGCAAAATCTATGACGGCCTCAATGCCCTCAATAGCTACTTCTTCAGTAATAGTGCCTACCCCAGTTATTTGTTTGCTGACCTGCAGCGTGCTACCTATGTCTACTTGGGCTGCGTTATCACGCTCAAGGCTGGTAAGCAAAGCAAAATTAGTGGCTAGTGACGTAAAACGCGGTTCAGGGGTACCAACCAGCAAATAGGCGGCTGCTGCGTCAATTTCGCCCTGTTGGTGTAAAAGGCTGTTTGTAATGTCCGTAGCCTGCACAAAATAGGTGGCCTGACTGGTTAAATCGTTATCAGTAGCGGTAGTGTTGTCTAACGCTGTGACCGTTGCCCGGTTTACCACGTTGCTAGCGTCAAATGCTATTTCAAGGTCATTGTATTTAGTGCCTACCCCGTCATCAGCAAAGGTAATAACCGGGCTTGAAAGAGTATTACCTATACGCGGTTGAAACGTAAAAACGCCGTCACGGGCCATAAAAACCCGCCCAAATTCTGCCGTTTGGTTAATTTGCTGAATATAACCCAAAGCGTTTGTAGCTGCCGGAATAGTAAAAGCTGAAGCATGGCCCAAGTTAACTGTGCCTATATTGACATTGCGCTCAGCGCCGGGAAATAAATTAACCTCAGGCAAATCTAAAATAGTTTCAATGCGCTCACCTGACGTTTCAGGGTCCACGTTCAGCTCAGCTAGTGACGCTTGGCTCAAATTGTAAAAACCGTCAGCACAATTCAAAATAACCAAATTGTCGCCGCCCATATCAAATTCATACGTAAAATCTGTTATAACGCCTTTAAACAAATACTCACCTTCACGGGATAATTGCACTTTGCGCAGCGGGGCAATACCCGGCTGGTTATTGGCTGGGTCATAATACGGGCTGCCGGGGTCATAAGGTGACAAAGCGCCGCCTGCTAGCTCATCATCTAAAACCACTTGCATAGTGCCCGCCGTAAATTGGTCACTGGTTCGCTGCCTACCACGCCTATAGCTAATAGTTTTAACAAAATTAGTTACGTCAGCAAACTGAGTATTAGGACCCAACGTATATTCACTGTTATTTAGCAGGCCCTTTGTGCTGTCATCTAACGTGAAACTGTTTACGTCCCAACCCGTATCTACCTCAAATAGATAATTACCGCTTTGAACTACTGCAGTAGCCATTATGCAATTTGAATATCTAGCGGCCCGCTACGCCTGTTGAGCTCTTTGAGCGCGTCTAGCACTACGTCACCTGAGCGTTTAGCGTCAAGGCTCTGAGTGTTAATAGTGTAATTGTTGACTACCCCGGCTTTGGTACCCAATGCGCCTGCTGTTTCAGCAAACAAAGCGCCTGCGCCTTTAATATCAGCAGGGCGTTTAGCGCCAGCTATACGCGCATTAGCCGCCGCAATAGCTTCTTCAATGCCCCTCAGGTACGCTGCGCCGTTATCCACGCCCGCCTTATAAAACTTATTGGCTGCTGCAAGGCCGATACGGTCAGCTATCGCTTGCACTTCTTCCACCAACTTATTTGCCTTGAGTACGCCGTCAGCAGCCTCTAACAGCTGTTTAGCAATTTCCGTGCCGCTATCCACCCCGGCAGCTAGCACTTGGTCTAGTGCCTCTTTGCTAATACCCGCCGCCAACAGCTTTTCAGTCAGCACCCCAAATTCTTTGGCTTTGTCAGCCTGTTTTTGCAGCTCACCAAAGAAACTGCTGCCGCCTTCTTCCGCGCTGGCCTTAAATGCTTCAGCAAAATCTAAAGTATCCGTAATAACTT